GGTATCACTGAATTTAATACTGTTGTATGGAGTGCAAATACTTTTACATACAACGCTAAATCGTATACAGGTAAATTAGTTTTTGAACCAAATTATAAGTTCCCAACAGAACAAGTATTCACACCATTTAGTACTAATTCATTATTTGATAGTAATACTAATGGTTATGTTTTTAGAAGAGTTTATATGATTGTTTCTAATGATGTTACCGATAGTAAAAAATATGAATCATTTAAAAATGCGTTAATTGGTAATATACTTAATAATACCGCTTTAACAAAAGGTGATGGTAATGCTATTAGTAATGCGTTTGATGAGTATTGGTTAGTAGGTTCACCTAATCAAGTAAGTGTTAAATCTGTTTTTGAAGAAGAAAACACAATTACTAAAGCGTTTATTGAGGATATGGAAAAAAATAGATTAAAAGATTTCTTAAAATATACGCCATTTAGTCTTAAAAAGAAAAGAACATTTACTTATACAACAGAGAATGCAAATACAGATGCTCAACAATCATTGATAAAAGGATTGGGTGCGACAGGTAACCAAAACACAAATAATAAAACATGGAATGACGAAAGTCCTGCAAATGTATTTATATCAAAAGCGAAACTTAACTAATGGGATATCAATATTGGAACAGATACAGTGAATTCTTAATCAATGGTGAACAAACCGTTGTTCCTTTTGTGCAAATACCTCAAAAAACCACTGACCAAACATATGTATATAAAGTTGGTAGAAGTAGGTTAGATATTATATCTCAAGAGTTCTATAACTCACCATATTTTGGATGGTTGATTTTACAAGCTAATCCTCAATTTGGTGGTTTAGAAAATTATATTTATGATGGTGCGGTATTGATTATTCCTTTTCCTCTCCTACCTTCTTTACAGGATTATAAAGCGGAGTTAGCTAATTATTTTTATTATTATGGCAGGTAGTGTACAAGGTGACAAAAGTGGGCATATATATGTGGAGTTCGATTACAACAATATTATTTTAGTTGACCCGAACAAAACTATTGATGCTTTAAAAAATGTAAAAGAAAGATTGGTTGACCATGAAAATTTGGTCATGTTTGCCAATTTGGAGGCTGAAGTGGTCCCAAGAACAAAACTATCTGTGGGAGGAAGTCCTGAAGATAGAATCAGAACTATTTCTGTTGCTAAAATGAATTTTTTAAGACCAACGGAAAAAAGTAATTTAACTACAGGATATTATGATGAGTTGACCGGTAAAGGTGCTGTAAATGGTTTAGGTGATAATCAACAACAATTTGAAATTATTGACCCAAAAGATGGTACAAAACCATATGTTAAAACTACTTTGACTGACCCGGGAGGAAAGGCCACAGATAATGGTTTATTGGGTATGACAAGTATAAATGTAAAAACTAATACATCTTTTGTTCCAAGTGTAAGTATATCTTTGGAAGATATTCAAGGAAGAGCACTTTTCCAACTTGGAAACGACTCACCTTACTCTGCTTTTTTTAACTTACCTTATTGCCCATTTTACTTAACTCTTAAAGGATATTACGGACAAGCTATAAGATATCAATTAAATTTAAAAACTTTCAATGCCAGTTTTAATAGTTTCAGTGGAAACTATCGAATTGAATTGGAGTTTGTTGGGTATAAATTCAACATTCTTAATGAAATATCAATGGGTAGTTTGTTTGCAACACCACATATGTATAGTAAAACATTTAGTGTTTCAAAATCAGTTACTTCACCTGAAGGTGCTGGAAATGCAACAACACAAACCCAACTTAATTCGGTAGATAATGTAACATCTAAACAATCAAATATAACATCAGATAATATTAATAGTGAAGTTGTTAGTGAAAAAGGGTATCAAAAAATTTCAGAAGTTTATAGTGAATATAAAGCAAAAGGATTAGTAAGTCCTGACTTTCCGGAATTGACTTTAGCTCAATTGATGAATAAATTACTTCGTTTTGAACAAACAATTCAAGAATCATACCCACCTGTTATTGTAGAACCCTTAACTAATATTAGAACATATAAGGAAAACCTTACCAACTATTTTAATACAATATACGGAGGTAATAAATCTTGGTTCAATACTTATATAAACCCTAAACCAATAATATTACAAGGTACGGGTCAAGAGTGTTATATTTTTAAAAAAGAAATTATAGACAATCCTACAATAAAACAAGAGGCAATTAGTCAATTAAGTGGTTATACAATTCAGTTCAGAAATTCTTTAGCGGAAAACAAAACATTAGGGGTTAATAGTAAAACACCCATAAAAAATAGTATAACCTATAATACTTTTGTAAAACAAGTTGCGTTAACAGATATCGATTTGGTTAAAACAACAACTTCTTTGTATGGAATTTTTGCTCCAACAGAGAATGATATTTTGAAAACCCAAGAATTGTTGGTAGGACAAATTAAATCAAATTTGGAAAAAGATACTGCGGATAAAAGATTTGAAAATACATTAGGAGATAAAGTGGTACCACCATTATTTATTTTTTCTAATTTCCAAAATCTTTTGTCAGCAATGGAAACGGAAGCAAATAGAAAACTTTCGGAATACGAAACCGCTATCACTACAGATTTGGCTAGAAAAATTGAAAGTTCATCAACGGGTATTGGATTTAAACCAACTGTCAGAAACATTTGTGCGGTTATTATGGCGTCTGCAGAAGGATTTATTCGATTATTGGATGAGGTACATACTAATGCGTGGAACGTAAGGTATGACCCAGTAAGAAAAAACGCGATACTAAATAATCCATCCTCGGCAAAAGGAACCGATACTTTGGATGATACAAAAATTAGCCCGACTGCTCAGGACTCAAATCAAGGATTGGTTAATGGTCAAATACCTGTATACCCATGGCCTCAATTTTTTGTTGAAACACCTGAAGACAAAAAAGGAAGGTTTCAATTAAAATATATTGCCGACCCATCTGTAGTGAATTTAACAAAAGGGTTTTCATTTGAAAAATGGCCTGAAGTGGAATTTGTTGAAGAGTATATGAAGGGATTAGCTCAAAAATTTGCCCAACCAGTTGTTCAACCACCTATTGATAGTCAAAACACTACAAACATTATAAATGTTAATGCGATAGAATACCCTTCCGAAGGTATTGCATATGTTAATAAAGAGGAAATTAAATTTTTCTATGAGATTTGGGAGAGACAATTCTTGAGTTCAAATTATTCTGGATTCGTCCGAGCAAATAATAATCAGTTAGAACAACTTACCAAGTTAATAGTAAGTGCCGAAACAAATAACATTGTTACTGGTTTAGGTGTTAGTTCACCATACCTTACCCTTAAATTAAAAAATTATAATATAACAGCACAAAACTATCCTACGTTTCTAAAAACAATTTCAAACCAAGGAACAGGTAGAGCGTATCAAGATTATATAAGAGATTTCTTTGTAACACCGTATATTAAAAACTTAACGGAAAACTCATTTAACATATTAAGTTTGACTGATTTAGGTAAAGAGCCTCAAACTAATACAAAAACTGAAGGTTTATTACAGTTGGTTAAAGGCGCAAATAATGAACCATTGGTTATTGATACATATCCATTTACAGACCCAACATGGGTGTCAACACACATGGCAAATAGTGTTGATAATGCAAAAAATGCGGTTTATAACACGAACAAAGTTTTGACTGTTTTTGAAGATAGGGATGTTATTTCTAATTTCAACAGTGTTTACGACTACTCAACAAATAGACCTGTTACAAATTTTTCATATCTAAAAGTTTCAAACCCGGCAAATCAAGTTGCGGTAACTAATTTATCTGTGTTTTATGATACTAGAAAAGACCCTGATTTCTTTGTACCAACTGAAGGATATGTAAATTATTTATCACCAAGTAAAAATATTAGTGTTGAAACAACAACATCAATGTTAAACACGCCATATTTTGTAAACGCGATTCAAAATGGTGTTTACCAATGGAGAAAAAAAGACCCATATCCCTATACTCAAGCTGCTTACCTTTTTATTAATTCTTTACCTTTAGCATCGTTAAAAGAAAAATATAAAACTTTAGGGGCGTCAAGTGACTTAGATTACATTGCGTCATGCTTTAAAAAGTATGGTGCTATCCATAAAATGCCGTATGCTTGGGTTTTAAAAATGGGTTCAATATGGTATAGATATAAAACCTATAAAACAAGTAATGTTGACATATTAGACACCTGTTGGAAAGATTTTGCATTCAAAACAAATTTTGACCCAATTACAAGTTCAGATACAAAAACATACACATTCAAGTTTGACGGTGAAAATAAAATTACACTACAAAATGTATCCAACAATATAACTTCACTTCAAACAGGGTTCTACCCAAAAGTGATTAACGATTTCAATGTTTTTTATAATGGATATGATTTATATGTAAATTATACTGATGCCGAAATTCAAACAAGTATTGATAATGGTGTTAAAGTATTCAACTTTACAGATTCAAATATAAATGCACAAACAATTGCGTTTCCGATTACAACACCAATAAGTTACTCAAAAATACAAACATGGTCTGTGATTTTACCAAGTGTTATTGGACCACCAATAACGGACGGTGCGATTTGTAACCCCTCTAACAATACTAATAGTTTAAAATATTATGTGGTACCATCGTTTGGTTCATCAATTAACCAAGTTAATTCTGAGTGTTTGGTTGCAAATGAGCCAAAATGTCCTTTTATTGATAATCCATCAATCTATAATGGTTCTGTAAGATTACTTTGGTCATCACCAAATTTTGGTTATTTCAATAATTCACAAATTGCTAAACCACAACCCGATGCTTATGTTAATAAAATACAAACGGGCACAACAAAACAATCACCGTTCAACTTATTAATAGATGGTGATTATTCAAAGATTGAAGAAATATTTTCGGTATTTGATAAAAGTGTATTAGATAAGTTTGAACAAGAGTTTTTAAACTTTTCTAAATCTGTTGCTGATATTGATTTGGGTGTTCAACCAAATCTTCAGATTGGTCAATCACCTGTTGACCCAAATGCTCTATTTAAGAATTTCCAAAATTTATTTACAAATATGATGGAAATTGAACCGCAAAATAGTACACTAACTACGGGTCAATACTTTAATACTATTGGTGAAAAACAACTTGTATTATTTTCCAGTACTATTAAGGCTTTCATGGAATATGATGTTATTCTTAAATATGGTAACCCATCTGGATACAGAAGAAGAACATTCGCATCTTATTTGGCGCAAGGAAACAATCCTTACCCAATAACGGACCCGATTGTTTTCAATCCGTATGTTAAAAATAGTTTACCATCTAGTTCAGGTTCAATTAGTTTAGGAACATCTAAAGCTCAAAACGCCGCCGCTTGGTTAGCTTTGGAAACCCAAGTAGGGTTTTCAACAATACCGAATTTGGTTTACGATGATAATGGTTCCTATATCACCGATTTCTTCATTGATAATAATATTGAGTTCACAGAAAATAATGTTGTTTTATTATCTCCAATAATTAAAATGTATGCCACTCAAAAATTGTATACACCAAATTTATCAAATGATGTGTTCAAGAATAGATTGCAAACATATTTGGGAACGACCGATGTGTTCCAAAATAACATTCTGAACCAAGTATTAAATAATGTCAGAGTTGCATTACCAAACCAACAAGAATTACCTGAAAGAGTAATTCAGAGTGTGATTGATGGACAACAAAGTAAAGTAGAAAATTATGAAGTGTTTAAAGCTTTAAATGATAAGTGGATTGCCGGTTCAGATTATGTATCAAAAACATTATTTGAAGATGTTATGTTTTTAGATAGAGCTTCAAGAAATATTGGGGATACTATCATTGTAGATATTTTTGACTTAAAAGACATGTTTAGTGAAAACAGTTTAAACATGGAGATGAGTGTATTCACATTTATGAGTGGGTTGTTAATTGAAAATAAATTCAATGTAATGCCATTACCGGCATATGTCAATTTCTATAATATACAAGATGTTGATGGGACAACAATCCCTCAACCTGAAGGAAATTTAGATTTTGCTGATAATATGTGGGGTACATTTTTGAATGTGGATTATAGAAACTCTGGTCCAAAAATGATTTGTTTCTATGCAGGACAACCATCAAGCCACTTGGATTTGCCAAAAGGTAATTCAAGATTTAGGGATGATGCATTTGAATTGAGAAGAGCGTCGGATAATCCTTTGATAGAGAACCAAGTAAATAAAAAAGATTGGGCGATATCTAATAAATGTGTCGGATTTAATGTCGATGTTGGAATTAGAAACCAAAATATATTCTATTCTTTGAATGTTTCCATGGATAGTGGTAAAGCAACATCTGAATCACTTCAAACTCAATTGAACATGGTTGACCAAGCAAATGGTAGAAATGTTGCGACTCAAAACATCAGTTTATATAACTTATACAAACAAAGAAGTTATCAATGTCAAGTAGAATGTTTAGGTAATGCTTTGTTGCAACCAACAATGTATTTTAACTTACGACATGTTCCAATGTTTAATGGACCGTATTTGATAACTCAAGTAAATCACGCGATTTCGCAAGGTTCTTTCAAAACAACATTTACAGGTACAAGACAAGGAATATATGATTTGCCTGCAATTGAAAATTATTTACAAAGTATAAATAAAAATCTATTAAGTAAGATTGAGGCGATTATTAAGAGTAAGAAAACTGAGGTAGATATCAAACCAGTTACGGATGCTGGTAGTGCAAAACTTGTTAGTCAAACAGGTGATAGTACACCTGCGGCGGAAAACTCCTGCAGTGAAAAACTTAACTCAGCTTTCGTGTATTGGGGTGATGCTAAAAAATCAACACCATCTCCATTAAGTTCAGGGGAATTTGCGAACAAAATAAAGAGCAAAACCACAAACGACAACTTACAAGTTTTAATCTACATCATTTGTTATATTCAAACATTTCAAGGAAAGCAATTTTACGGATATAATAATAATTTTGTTAATTTACCATTAACAAATGATTATGGTCAGGGAAATAGTTATTTTATTTCTAAAACTTATTCTTGTGTGAATATAAACACACCGGCAAACAAGCAATTATCATTACCAATTGCAAACTTTGAAAATGTTGATACATTCTTAGATTTTATGATATCAAGATTATCGAATAATGTTGAAAGAGTTTTTGGTGGACAATCAGGTACTGGTATTGCAATAGATAAATACTATGCTTGTTATTGGGATGGAACTTATGAAACCACATCAGAAAGTTATTATGATAGTCACCTTAGTGAATTTAATACTCTTCAAACAAAAGTTGCTGAAGGTTTTAAATCTGCGGGTAGTGTTGGTCTGAATGTTGATTCAATAACTCAAGCAAGAAAAGAAGATAAGAAACAAAAAGAAAAAATTGAAAACACATATGCAGGGATTACGACAACACCAAACAATTTAAATACAACTATAATACCTGTGATTTGTGTGCCGCCTACAATAACTTCGTTCTCACCGTTATCGGGTATTAGTGGTACAATAGTATCAATAATTGGTAAAGATTTAGACCAAGTTATTGGTGCAACAATAAATGGTGTAACAACAACTACAGGTATTACAATAAACAACTCATTTAATATCAGTGTTATTGTTCCGTATAGTAATACAACGGTGGCTCAAAACAATTCTATAATTGTATTAGGTACTCATGGAGATAGTGCAAGTGTGGTTAACTTCACATATAACCCAGCTCAAGTTACACCTGTTCCAAGTAATCCAAATAACTCAAACACACAACCACAACAAACAGGACCCGTTACTTTAGACGGTCAAACACAAACATCGACAGGTGGGGTTACACAACAATTAACGGTTTCTGTTAATCCACAAGCAGCGGCATTAAATACATGGACATTAGAGCAAAATGTTACAATGATTATTTCTGTTTACGATAATTCTGTTGTTAACAATACTACAACGCAAACATTAAATAGAACGGTAACAACAACAGTTTCTAATTATGTTTCGGGTAATGTATTCACCATGACTTATAATAATGTTGAGGGTATGTTAGTTAATAACCCAATACCTCAATTCCAAACAGCTCCTATTAAAGAGGGTCAAATTGCTAATATTAAATTTACAGTTACCGCAGTTCCTACGGATAAAGTTAAAAATCCTCAAAATGTATCGCAATCGTTTAATTTTGCATTTAGACCAATATCCTCAACAACACAAACACAACCAGGAGCATTATTTAAAGTTTCCGAAACATATGGGGAAAATCTACCAAATTTTAATGGTGATGATTACTACAATATTAAAAAACCAACTGGAGGATACATTACATATCAATTTACTTGTAAAGGACTAATTTCTAAGGGAGGCGCTGAGGTATATTCAATACCTAGCGTGGATAAACAAAATATTAAAATAACCAATAATACAGATACGAAATACACAAATGTTATTGAATTGAATAGTGTAGGAGCATTCCAACTTGAGGTTAGATATACTTCAGAAGATTATGTGGTTACTGATACAACTTCATCAAACTTTGGTAAACCAATAAATGGTAGTGTAACATCACCACCATTCACTTTATAAACTAATCGTATATTTATATAGAAACATTATTATGGATATTAAAACAGCATTAGATAACTATCTTGGCAAATCAACTAGATTTTCACAAGAAGATAACGGTGACGGAACTAAACAAGTTTGTGATTTAGACACTGGCGATTGTTATACTGTAAGAGAAAGAGATGGTCTTATTGAGAGAGCGGGTCATCAAACAACTGCCAACAGAAGAGTTAGGGTTGAAACCTCTAACGGAATAAAACAATTATTAAACGGATAATAAAATGGCTTTAGATAAAAAAATATTGAGCGAAATAAATAGATACAGAAGTATCAATAATTACATCTTTGAACAAGATGCTGACGCTCTTGCTTTAGGAGCATTAGAGCCTGAAGCCGGAGCAACTCCTCCACCTCCACCGGCAGAAACAACTGCAACTCCTCCTCCACCACCAAGTGGTTCAGAACCAATTGATGTTGATAACGACCCCGATGTTGAAAAAATTGACGACAATGGTAAATCTGAAGAGAATAAAGACAAAGGTTCTGGTTCAGAAGAATTAGATATTACCGAATTAGTAACCGCTCAAAAAGATATTCAATCAAAACAAGATGATTATTTTGAAAATTTGTTTGGTCAATTAAATAAGTTGGAATCAAGATTAGGTGAGATGGATGCAATTATGAATAAACTCAATGCATTGGAAAACAAAATTGAGAAATACAGAGAAAAAACTCCACAAGAAAAATTAGAATTAAGAAGTTACGATTCATATCCATTTAATCAGAAATTATCACAATTTTTTGACGACAAGAAAGAAGATATGGAAAAAACGGGAAAAAATGATTATGTTTTAACTCCCGATGATGTAACTGACATTAACGTAAGTGACATCAAAAGTTCTTTCCAAGGAAACGGATTTAAGGATGATTTGAAATACTAATAATAACAAAAAGTTTATTTACAAAAGCCACCCTTGAGGTGGCTTTTTTTATTTGACAAAATCAAAAAACTAGATTACCTTTGTAACATAACTTAATAATTTAAAATTTAAAAAACATGATGAGTTCATTAGACGCCGTATTGGCACAGTACGAAAAAGCACAACAAGGGGGCGGGGCCCAAAGCAAAATGTCGCAAGACGAAAGAATGAAAAAGTATTTCGCTTTAATCTTAGGAGACAAAGAGAAATCAGGACAACGTAGAGTACGTATCCTACCTACACCAGATGGTTCTTCACCATTTAAAGAGGCTTGGTATCACGAAATCCAAGTAGGTGGACAATGGCAAAAATTTTATGACCCAGGAAAGAATGACAATGAGCGTTCTCCTTTAAATGAGGTTTATGAAGAATTGATGTCAACAGGTAAAGAATCTGATAAAGAATTAGCGAAACAATATAAGTCTCGTAAATTCTATATTGTAAAGGTTATTGATAGAGACAGAGAAGAAGACGGTCCAAAATTTTGGAGATTTAAACACAATTACAAGAACGATGGTATCTTGGATAAAATCATCCCAATTTGGAGAAACAAAGGTGATATCACTGACCCTGAAAAAGGACGAGACCTTATCATTGAATTGACAAAATCTAAAACACCTGCAGGTAAAGAATACACAAGTGTGTCTACAGTTATGTATGACGACCCAACACCAATACACGAAGAAAAAGTTCAAGGTGATTCTTGGATTAATGACGAGTTGACTTGGTTGGATGTATATTCTAAAAAACCTGTTGACTATCTTGAGGCAATTGCTCGTGGAGAAACTCCAAAATGGGATAGTGATAAAGGTGGTTATGTATACGGTAATGATACCGAATCTACAACATCTATGGGTGGGGCTAAAAAAGTTGAAACAAAAGCACCTATCGTTGACCCTCAATCAAATGACGAGGTTGACACAGATTTACCTTTCTAATAAAACAAAACACATCATGTATGGTATCTTGTATGGTACCATACATGATTAATTTATATCATTATGGCAATAAAGAAAAACGATTTCAGTTCAGTTAAGAAGAAATTCTCAACTTCTGCAAAATACAAACCCCAAAGATTTTTTGATTTAGGACAAGATTTCTTAGATGCGGTTGGATTACCTGGTCCCGCTATCGGACATTTGAATATGTTCTTGGGTCACTCAGATACAGGAAAAACTACAGCGTTGGTTAAAACTGCCGTTGATGCTCAGAAGAAAGGTATTTTACCTGTATTCATTATTACAGAACAAAAATGGTCTTTTGAACATGCAAAACTTATGGGTTTTGATTGTGAAGAAGTTGTTGATGAATCTACAGGTGAAGTTGATTGGGATGGTTTCTACATCTTTAATAATGACTTTGATTACATTGAGCAAATCACGGACTATATCAACAGTTTGTTAGATGCTCAAGAAAAAGGTGAGTTAGATTATAGTTTGTTGTTCTTATGGGATTCTGTTGGTTCAGTTCCTTGTAAAATGACCTTTGAAGGTAAAGGTGGGAAGCAACACAACGCATCTACACTTGCTGACAAAATTGGTATGGGTATCAATCAGCGTATTTCAGGTTCTCGTAAAGCAGATTCTAAATACGAAAATACATTGGTTATTGTTAACCAACCTTGGGTTGAATTACCTGACAATCCATTCGGTCAACCAAAAATTAAGGCTAAAGGTGGTGAAGCCATTTGGTTAAACTCATCATTGGTATTTTTGTTTGGTAACCAAAAAGGTGCGGGAACAAACAAGATTACCGCAACAAAAGACAAGAGAAGTGTAAAGTTTGCGATTAGAACAAAAGTTTCTGTTATGAAAAACCACATCAATGGATTGGGTTATGAAGACGGAAAGATAATTGTAACACCACACGGTTTCTTGGCGGGAAAAGAAGCGGCTGAAGAAAAGGTATCTATTGAATCTTACAAAAAAGAATATGCTGACTATTGGAAAGATATTCTTGGTGTAACATCATTAGATTTTGATTTGAAAGAAGAAAAGGAAGATTAGTATATTGTATCACACTTTAAATCACACAGGTGATTAGAACATTATTAGTAGACGGAAATAATTTATTCAAGATAGGATTCCACGGAGCGAAAGACGTGTATAATGACGGTGCTCATGTGGGTGGGGTATTTCACTTTGTGAACATACTCCGCAAATTCCTTGAAGAGCACAACCATGATAAAGTAATTGTGATGTGGGATGGGGACTCAAATTCATCCATCAGAAAAGGTCTATACCCCCAGTATAAAGCGAACAGAAGACAGGATATGAATGAATACAAGTACGAATCGTATTTGTATCAACAGTCCCGTGTTAAACAATACCTTGAAGAAATATTTGTTCGTCAGGTTGAAATGGTTAACAACGAGGCGGATGACCTTATGGCGTTTTATACACAAATTGCAACCGATGAGGACATTATAATCTTCTCTGCGGACAAAGACCTTACCCAACTCATCTCCGAGAGGGTAACCATTTATTCGCCAATATCAAAACAATATTATAAGAATGGGGATATGATAACCATTAATAAGGTTGATATTCCCCATTATAATGTATTATTAACTAAAATCTTTACAGGGGACAAATCCGATAACATCAGTGGAATTGAAGGGCTTGGGGAAAAAACATTAATCAAATATTTCCCTCAGGTGCAGGAGAAACCATGTACAGTAGAAGAAATCTTGGATTATGCACGAAATATCCCACAAAATAAACCCATAAAAACATTGGTTAATATTTTGACCGGTAAGACAAAATTGTCTATACTTGGGGAAGAGTTCTATACAACAAACAAAAAGATTGTTGATTTAACTAACCCTTTGATAACAGATGATGGAAAAGAATTGGTTGAACAGATATTGACAGACAGTATAGACCCTACAGATAGGGGATATAAAAACTTGATGAGAATGATGATGGAGGATGGTCTGTTTAAGTATCTACCGAAGAACGATGAGGCGTGGGTCAACTTCCTAAAACCGTTTATGAAATTAACAAGAAAAGAAAAAAGAAATATAACAAACAAAAATTAAATTATGAAAGAGCAAGACAGCACCAAAATGGAGTTCCTGATGACATTGAATGACAACATTGTCGTCCAAAGATTTTTCAATGTCAGAGGATTCAATCCAAACGCAAAAAATTCATTGGAATTGTATTATTACATGATACAATTCAAACAAGAACTTGAGTATTATTTAAAGATGAAAACGGTCACCTACATGATTGACAACACAGAAGCAATTATGAGTGACACATCAATTATGAATACATCATTTACCGATGAAAGTGAACAATTTAACCTTTACATCAAAATTGGAGAACAGACAATTTGTCATAGATTTTTTGATGGAAAATTATTCCCACCAAAAGTTCGTTATACGGTGGATGTACGACCATTTTTAAAAGAAGTTTTGAGAGAATTAACTTACATTTTTTCATCCCGAAAATTAAGTTTTGATTATTTGGGTCTTGACCTAAGAAAGTAACTATTTAATAAAACAGGGGATTACAAAAACGATATATGAACAAGAATTTTGATTATTTAGGGAACACATTTCAAATACAGTTATTAAACCAACTTATTGTAGATAAAGAATTTTCAACATCAATTATGGATGTAATTGAAAGTGTTTATTTTGACAACAAGTACTTTAAAATCATCCTACAGATGACAAAGGAGTATCATGCGAAATATCAATCAACCCCTAACTTTGATACTCTTGAGCAAATCGTCAAATCCGAAATCTCACAAGAATTGGTTGCTAAAATCGTTCTTGACACTATTTCACAAATCAAAGACGCACCATTTGAAGGAACTCAATTTGTTCAAGAAAAGGCTTTGAAGTTTTGTAAACAACAAGAACTTCAAAAAGCGATGGATAAATCTCAAAAGATTATCACAGAAGGTGATTTTGAATCTTATGATAAAGTTGAGGGATTAATTCGTTTGGCGTTACAAGTTGGAGAAAGAGATATGGGTACAACCGATATCTTTTCTAACCTTGATACGGTATTAGATGAGGATTTTAGACACCCAATTCCAATCGGAATACCAGGAATTGACAGATTACTTAAGGGTGGTCTTGCAAAGGGTGAGATAGGTGTTATATTGGCTCCTACGGGGGTTGGTAAAACAACTATCTTAACTAAAATTGCTAACACGGCTTTTAATCTTGGGTATAATGTTTTACAAATCTTCTTTGAAGACAATCCGAAGATTGTACAACGTAAACACTTCACCTTATGGACTGGTATTGAACCTGATAATTTGGTTCTACATAAAGAAACCGTAATTAGTAAAATCACTGAGATTAAAGAGACAATGAAGAACGAGTTGATTTTAAAGAAACTCCCTTCAGATTCTATGACAATGAATCAAATCAAAAGTCAAATCAGAAAAATGATTGCTGACGGAACAAAAATTGATTTAGTTCTTTTGGACTATATTGATTGTGTGGTTCCTGAAAGTAGTTCTAAAGATGAGTGGAAGGCTGAGGGGTCAGTAATGAGAGGATTTGAGGCAATGTGTCATGAGTTATCATTGGTAGGTTGGACGGCAACACAAGGTAACAGGTCATCAATCTCTTCTGAGGTTGTAACAACAGACCAAATGGGTGGGTCAATTAAGAAAGCCCAAGTAGGACACGTCATCATATCGGTAGCAAAAACACTACAACAAAAAGAAATGAACTTGGCAACAATTGCAATTACCAAGTCACGTATTGGTAAAGATGGTGTGGTTTTTGAAAATTGCAAATTCAACAACGAACTACTTGAAATAGATACAGAAAGTTCGGTAACATTCTTAGGTTTTGAAGGACAACAAGAAGAAAGAAAACGTGACCGAGTTAAAGAACTTTTGGAGAAAAGAAAACAAAGAGAACAAAACAATAATACAAATTAAAATAAACAAAGAAGAATTATGGACGCATCACAAAAGATATTGTCAGACTTAACAGTTTACATGAAGTACGCAAAGTTCGTACCAGAATTAAACAGACGTGAAACATGGGAAGAATTGGTAACCCGTAATATGAACATGCATATTAAAAAATACCCATCATTGAAAGATGAAATTAAAGATGTATATCAAATGGTATACAATAAGAAAGTATTACCCTCAATGAGGTCAATGCAATTTGGTGGTAAACCAATTGAGATTTCTCCAAATAGAATCTACAACTGTGCTTACTTACCTATTGACCATTTGGATGCATTTGCTGAGTCGATGTTCTTATTGTTAGGAGGAACAGGTGTTGGTTACTCAGTACAAAAACATCATGTTGAAAAGTTACCTGAAATAAGAAAACCAAACCCAAACAGAACAAGAAGATTTTTAATTGGTGATTCTATTGAAGGATGGGCTGACGCAATTAAAGTATTATTCAAATCTTACTTTGGTGACAACTTATCAACTCCTGAGTTTGATTTCTCTGATATTAGACCAAAAGGTGCTCAACTTGTAACTTCGGGTGGTAAAGCACCAGGTCCTCAACCTTTGAAAGATTGTCTTCACAAATTAAAAGGGATGTTGGATGCGAAAGAAGACGGTGAAAAATTGACTCCAATTGAAGTTCATGATATGGTTTGTCATATTGCTGACGCGGTGTTGGCGGGAGGTATTCGCAGAGCTGCACTTATTTCTTTATTCAGTGCAGATGACCACGAAATGATTGCTTGTAAATCAGGTTCATGGTGGGAAACAAATCCACAAAGAGGTAGAGCTAATAACTCAGCGGCTCTTGTTAGACATAAAATTACAAAAGAATTTTTCTTGGATTTATGGAAACGTGTTGAGGCTTCAGGTGCAGGTGAGCCTGGTATCTACTTTACAAACGATAAAGATTGGGGAACAAATCCTTGTTGTGAAATTGCGTTGAGACCAAACCAATTCTGTAATTTATGTGAGGTTAATGTATCTGACATTGAATCACAAGAAGATTTAAATGCTCGTGTTAAAGCGGCTGCGTTCATCGGAACATTACAGGCGGGTTACACTGATTTCCATTACTTAAGAGACATTTGGAAAAGAACAACAGAAAAAGATGCTTTGATTGGTGTATCTATGACGGGTATTGGTTCGGGTGTTGTTTTAGGTTATAACATGAAAGAAGCTGCAAAGGCGGTTAAAGAAGAAAATACAAGAGTTGCTGAATTGATTGGTATTAATAAATCAGCTCGTATGACAACTGTTAAACCTGCGGGGACAACTTCGTTAACTTTAGGTACTTCATCAGGTATTCATGCTTGGCACAATGATTACTACATCCGTAGAATCCGTGTAGGTAAAAATGAGGCGATTTATAGTTACTTGGCGACAAATCACCCTGAATTGGTTGAAGATGAGTTTTTCCGTCCACACGACACAGCGGTAATTTCAGTCCCACAAAAAGCACCTGAAGGGGCAATTTTAAGAAGTGAAAGCCCTTTCCAATTACTGGAGCGTGTTAAGAAAATCACACAAGAATGGGTTAGACCTGGACACAGAACTGGTTCAAACAGTCACAACGTATCTGCAACAATCAGTTTAAAACCTGAAGATTGGGAATTAGCTGGTGAGTGGATGTGGGAAAACAGAGATTTCTATAACGGTCTATCTGTATTACCCTACGATGGGGGTTCGTATATCCAAGCACCTTTTACCGACTGTACCAAAGAAGAATTTGAAAGATTGTTCTCGAAACTTCACTCAATTGATTTAAGTAAAGTTATTGAACTAAGTGATGAAACTGATTTGAGTGGTGAAATTGCATGTGGGGCTTTAGGTTGTGAAATTAAATAAAACACATACAAATATTGATGAGTCAAACAAGGGGGAAGATATTCCCCCTTTTGACTTTTATATTGAAGATGGGAAATATGTGTTTACCGAACATTTTCATTTAAAGAGGGGTTATTGTTGTGGGAATAATTGTAGACATTGTGCATTTGAGCCCAAGGCACAAAAAGGAAATACTACTATATTTATAAACAATGGCTAATGGAGTAACATACGGTTTAAATTTCCCCTTTAGGGATTCCAGAAGGGGTGATTATTTGGAATTAACTGAATTTCAATCACAAGAAATTAAAGCTGACCTCATTCATTTGTTATTAACTAGAAAAGGTTCAAGATATTTTTTACCGCAATTTGGTACAAGATTGTATGAATTTCTTTTTGAACCGTTTGATGGACTAACATTCAATGCGATTGAATCGGATATTAGGGATGCGATTGAAAACTTTATGCCGAATTTATTAGTAAATAGTTTAAGTATTACACCGGCAGACCCACAAGAAGAAGTTGATATTGCGACAGGTCAAAATTTAGTTGGAAGTAGTGAATCATCAATTTACAGATTCCCTGGTAAAGGAACTTCAGAATATACTGCAAAAATAAGAATAGATTACTCAACCAATGGTTCTACATTTGGGCAAAGTGATTTTGTAATTATCAATATTTAAATAAGATGGCAAATAATAGAATATCATATACAAGTAGGGATTATCAGTCAATAAGAACTGAGCTCTTAAACTACGCAAAAACATATTATCCTGATTTAATTCAAGATTTTAATGACGCTTCGGTATTCTCTGTATTCCTTGATTTAAATGCTGCGGTTGCTGATAACTTACATTATAATATTGATAGAAGTATTCAGGAAACCGTATTACAATATGCACAACAAAGGTCTTCAATTTATAACATCGCAAGAACTTATGGTTTGAAATTACCGGGTCAAAGACCTTCAGTTGCTTTGGTTGATTTCTCAGTTACGGTTCCTGCTTATGGTGATAAAGAAGATGAAAGATATCTTGGAACATTGACAAGAGGTTCTCAAGTGGTAGGTGCTGGTATTGTTTTTGAAAATGTTTATGATATTGATTTTGCGTCTCCATACAATGCTCAAGGTTTCCCGAATAGATTAAAAATACCTAATTTTAATGCCAACAATGTTTTGGTTAATTATACAATTACAAAAAGAGAAGTGGTTGTAAATGGTATTACCAAAGTATTCAAAAGAGTTATAAATGCAAATGATGTAAAGCCGTTCTTTGAATTATTCTTACCTGAAAAAAATGTTTTAGGTATCACAAGTGTATTGTTAAAAAATGGTACCAGCTATACAAACACACCAACAACTGCCGAATTTTTAGGTTTAGAAAACAGATGGTATGAAGTAGATGCGTTGGCGGAAGATAGGGTGTTTGTTGAAGACCCTACAAAAGTTTCTGACCAACCAGGTATCAAAGTTGGTAAATACATTCAAACACAAGATAGATTTATCACTGAATATACACCTGAAGGATTTAAAAAGATGACATTTGGTGGTGGAACAAATACCGCTCAAGACCAATTGAATCAATTTACAACTTTAGGTACAACATTAGAATTACAAAAATATTCAAACAACTTATCTTTAGGGGCAACTTTAACACCTAACTCAACACTGTTTATTCAGTATAGAGTCGGTGGTGGATTAGCGACAAACTTGGGAACAAACGTTATTAATCAAATTGGTACGGTTTCTTTCTTTGTTAATGGTCCTTCAGAAACAACAAACTCATCGGTTGTGAACTCTTTGAGATGTGTTAACGTAACTGCAGCTGTTGGTGGTGCGGGAATACCATCATTGGAGGAAATTAGAAATTATGTTTCATTTAACTTTGCTGCTCAAAAAAGAGCGGTGACTGTTCAAGATTATGAATCGTTAATTAGAAACATGCCAGCTCAATTCGGAGCACCTGCAAAAGTATCAATTACAGAAAACGATAACAAAATCTTAATTCAAATTTTGTCTTATGATACTTCAGGTAAGTTAACAAACATTGTATCAAATACATTGAAACAAAATATTGCAAATTATTTATCAAACTACAGGATGATGAATGATTACATTTCAATATTCACTGCTGAGGTTATTGATTTAAGTTTGGATATCTCAATCGTTTTGGATTCTGCTCAAAACTCAGGTCAAGTTATTTCAAGTGTGGTGGATAAAGTATCTACATACTTCAATCCTCAAATCAGACAACTTGGACAAAACGTATATCTTTCTGAGATTAGAAGTTTAATTCAAAATACAAATGGTGTTTTGACGGTTACGAATATAGATGTATTTAACGAGGTTGGCGGACAGTACTCATCGGCTGAAACATCAATGGAATACTCAAACCCTGAAACAAAATTGATTGGACCTGTTGATGATACGATATTTGCACAACCATCTCAAGTGTATCAAGTTAGATACCCAAACAAAGACATTAGAATCTCTGTTAAGAACTTCCAATCAGTTACTTTTTCATAACAAGTTTATTTTCTTTTATTTTAATTTATAATTTAATCACGCGGTCTATTTTAAAAATTCCACATAAACTATTTATAAATTAAAGTAACTTGATGGGTCAATCATATAGAATAAGGACTGAGTTAGGGGTTAATAAAACAATAAATGTTCAACTGGACCAACAGTTTGAGTTTTTAGAAGTATTATCATTAACACTACAACAGGAAGATGTATACGTAAAAAGTTGTGCGGAATATGGAGTTGTTGTAGGTAGAGTTACCGCAAATAATGGATTTGGGATTCCAAATGCTAGAGTTGCAATCTTTATTCCTATTGAATCAGTTGACCAATCAAATCCTTTAATTTCAAGTATCTATCCGTACAAATCTCCTAATGATAGAAATGAAGATGGATATAGATACAATCTTTTACCGTATGAAAAATCATATTCAACACACGCCTCAACGGGTACGTTACCCACAAGATTAGATGCTTTAACGGGTAATACTGCGATTGAAATATACGACAAGTACTACAAGTTCTCTTCAAAAACAAATGAAAGTGGTGATTACATGATTATGGGTGTACCACAAGGTAACCACACTTTAGTTATGGATGTTGACTTATCAGATATTGGTGAGTTTTCATTAACACCACAAGATTTAATTAGAATGGGACTTGCAACAGAGGCTCAGGTTGCGGGTAATAGATTTAGAACATCAACCGATTTAAATTCATTACCACAAATTATCAATATTGTTAAATCAGTTGAGGTTTCACCTTTGTGGGGTGACCCTGAGTTATGTGATATTGCAATCAATAGATTGGATTTTGATTTAAGAGATGAGGCAAATATTGATATCCAACCAACAGCAACATTCATGGGTTCTATATTTAGTAGTCCTGACAACATGAGGGTTAGGCGTAATAACAAACCCAAAGACAATATGGGTAACTTGTGTTCGTTGGTTGCGGGACCTGGTCAAATATTGGCAATCAGACAAACAATTTACCAAGACAGTGATGGTAATCCTGTTCTTGAGCAATATCAATTAGAACAATCTGGTAATATTATTGATGGTAGTGGAGTTTGGTTAACCGAATTACCAATGAATTTGGATTACTTTATCACAAATGAGTTTGGAGAAAAAGTTTTATCAAACGACCCTACAGTCGGTATTCCAACTAAAGCCAAATATAGATTTAAAATAAAATGGCAACAATCACCAACGCTAACTGAACAAACTAGAAGACCTTATTTTTTAGTTCCAAATGTTAAAGAGTATGGATGGGTAAACTCTTCATCGGACCCTTTGAATGGATTAAGTACAAGTAACAAACAAAAATTGGCCAGCTCATATTATTTTGGATTATCGTGGAGCGGGTATACAGATGGATTTACAGGTACTGACTATTATGATAGGTTAAATGAAGTTATTGATTGTGATGATACTTTTTATGAATTTAATTTTAATAAAGTGTATACGGTATCTCAATTAGTAGATGAATATAAAAGAGGTGGTAGAGGTAGGTTTATCGGTATCAAAGAAATTGATGATAATTCTTGTGAATCAACAGTAAATAAATTTCCCGTGAACGAAGGATTTAGAAATTTTGACTTGTTGTATTTTTTATTTTCATTCATATTTCAAATAATTCAATTAATTGGATTACCTCTAATTTTTATTGCACGTGTTGTTTTATTCCTATATAGTTTAGTGATAAGATTTTTCTGTCTATTATGTGGAATAGGAATACCATTGGGGTTCACAACACTATATCCTTTTGGTTGGATTTGTAGCGGTTTAAATATCAATTGTGATTCGTGGAACACTTCAATGGCGTTAACAATGTTAACTTATCCTGATTGTGAAACTTGTGAATGTACTGTTGATGCTAATAACCAAACACAAGATTTACCAAAAAATCCAAATGAGCCAACAGCTACTGGATTTTTGAGTTATGTTTCGTATCCACCATATTTTTTTAATAGTTATCAAATTTTTTATAAAAACCTCGGTACTTTGAATAGTCAAGATATTGATACGTTTTCAACTATGACATCCATTGCAACTGCTGGATTTGCGGGAGATAAATCGCAAAGTTATTATAAAATACCTGTAACCGACACACCATCTTATAGTTTTACTAATTCAAGAAATGTTGCGATGTCCTCAAAAAGTTTACCATTAGGTGAGCGTATAAACATTTTCAACCAAAGAAATAGTTTCTTTTCAGGTGTAAATAAAATTAAAGTTACTTTTGCTGAAAATTCAAATATTGGTAAATCTCACTTTGATAATACAATAACCGTTTTAGCCAATACTGGCATTACAAGTTATAACGCTGGTGATTTAATAACTTTTGTTTCGCCTATAAACAGTAAAGATAAAAACTATTTATACACTGGCTCAACAAGTACAGGTATTACGTATGGTATCAGTGGTACTTCATATAATACTGGTCCTTCAATAGTTAATGTGACATACGCGTCAACTCAAACAACTAATTCCACACCAATAAGTTACAATCTACCTTCAGGGTCAACAATCACTCAAAATATATATGCGGCAGACCTTGAATATTACCAAGTTGTAACCGCTATAACTATTTCTGAGGCGGCATTGATTTGGAACACAGGCTCAACCCAAAGTTTTCCAAACATATTAAACGAGCCAAGTAATATTGATTATTGGATGGAAACACAAATCCCATCTGGAGGAACTCAATGGACTAGTTCACTTTCGTTATATTCGTTTAATGCTTTAGAAAAATTACAAAATTATTCTAATCAAGTTATTTTAATATTACAAAGAGGTGTTGACCCATACTCACCAACGTTTGAGAACAAATATGGAATAGGTAAATTATTGGGATATCCAAATGAGGATGATATTATAGTACGTGCCAACACTAGATTGAATGTTCCAATACAGGCACTTAACACAACGAGCATTAGTGTTCAACCGTTCTCTAATCAAAATGACATTTTTTATTCATCATATTTTTTCAGACCTGGTATTGTTGGTAGTAGTACAATTGGATTACAATTTTCATCATACACTACAAATAATATTGGATATTATGGTTCAATAGATGTTAATAATTTACCTGTAATTGTTCCTTCATCATCGTTGATGACTAGTGGTAATAAACTAATATCAAATACTTTCAACGGGTTTTATAGTATAACAACAAATAGTTCAAAATACGACAACGCTGAAGACGTGTCCGGTATAAGTTTCATGTCCATACAACCATATAATGCAACTCCAATATCGGGATTATGGCCAACTAACCCAATCAATCTGAGGTATTATTATACAAAGGCTTTTACCCCATCATTTACGATGAGTATAAGTAACCCCGTTAATAATGTTATGAGGACTGATAGGTTACCAACTTCAGACAATTTAGATGGTATTGATTGGAATATAAATCCAAGCATTTTACAACAAAATTTGAATTTTGCGATGTATTTTATTGTACGTGCGAATGGTGAACAAAATGCGGGTTACGGTGCGGGTGCGTCTCAAGTAGGGCCTGATTTAGACGGACAACCTTATGAAGGTGAAGTATTAGCTAGTTTCAGCTGTCCAGGTATGGCACCATTGGATTGTTATGAAGGTTTTGGGAACACTTTCCAAGTTAAAACACCATGTGATGACCCTTTAGGCACGGGATATAACTTTGTTAAGAATGGTTGTTATATTTTATTTCACAACCCATTGAATTTATTGGGATTCATAGATGATTGGAAAATTTGGGGAGAATGGGGATATAGATTTAGATTTATGTACGGACTTTGTAGAGGTGTTCTTTCACAAACATTTACAAACAATTGGGTTAACGGTTCATTATATATGTTCCCAATTCAAGTGGATACTTTTTATAATACACAAAACAAACCTAACGACCCTGTAATTCCTAAAAACCTTGTTTATTTTGATAAGAATACTACAAATTTTTATTTTAGAAGTAGTCCTTATAATATCAATACAAAACAATTTGTTGGAAGATTGGCGACCGATAGTGGTGCGGTTAATGTGCTTAATCTTATGTTCCCAACAACACTAATAAATTTAGGTTTTAAAGACATTGTATATTCTGAAATAGTTTTTGACCCTTCTACTAAGGCATATATTCTTCCTGAATTAAACCCGACAAGTTATGGAGACACTTCTGATTTAGTAAATCTTTTTGTTATTTCAAGAATGGTAGACGCTGGTTTTATAACACAAATAGTAAGTTTTGCAAATGATTCGATTGGGGCTCTATTTTCAAGACCTAATGGTAGTTCAGGTGTTTTAGGGTTTTTCGCACCTAAAGCTAGAGTTGACGGTGATTTTGTTCAATTGTGTTCAATAAATAGTGAAGTTGGTAATATTAACTTTTCTCCCGAATTTTATGCAACAACACCGACAAATTCTCCTACTAATGTTCTTGGAAGTGCGGGTAATCCTGTAATGGCGGTTTGGTTTTCTTCAACTACTCAAGATATTCAAATGAAAGATTATCTAACTCCAGGTAGAATAAATTTTAGAACACCAGATAATAGTGCAAATTATCCATATCCATACGGTATTAAGTCACAAGTGGTACCACATTATCAATGGGAGTTAAGAAATAATACTAATAATTTAATTTTTGGTAGTCAGTTGAATAACTGGGCGACAAATAGTTCTGATATTGTTCAAAATGTTAGGTATCAATCTTTAGATAGAACATTTTTGGGTAATCCAAATTATTTCAGACCTACAACATCAAGTATTAATGATTTGTATGCGAGAGGATATATTTTCAGTGTTGATGCAAGTGGTCAATATACTGGAAGTAATGCTTTTAATGCAACGGGCAATAAATTTATAGTTGGAGCACCATTCCATTTCTATTTTGGAACTGTTAAGGGTGAAACTGCTTTAGATAAATTCAAAACAAAATACTCGGTAAGTGAATAAGTACACAATCATACCTAGCAGTCAAAAATACAAGTCAGCTCCTTTTGTTGACCAAGAGATTTCTTTGTCTTTAGAAGAACAAAGTCAACAGATTACTGAATATAGTAGAAGTCAAAGTATTAGTTTAGCTCAATTATATGATGACGAAAGACAGAAATGTACAATTTTCCGACCAACATTTAAGGTAAATTACTTATATTCAAACACTTATACAGGAACAACAGAATACGTTCCGTTTAGAAATTTGCTTTATTATGTTGACCCTATATCCTCAAAACAAAGTGGAATTTGGAAAGGATTTCCACAGTATTATGAATTTGATTTTTATAGACCTAATATTGCTGACCAACATATTGTTTATCATGCTAAAAGTGCGTATACATACAATTGGACTTACTATATAAGTTATGCTTATCAGAACAATTATGATAGGCAATTATTTTATGCTTTGGATGGTACAAGTTTAAATTGGAAAGCATCTAATGGAATCCCTTTTTATGTGAACAACGCATTACAAAACGGAAGTAATGTTATTGCATTCCAATGTGTTTGCCCACATGGATTATCTGTTGGTGAGTATGTTGAATTATCATTAACATATAACAATACAAATTTATTTCAAGTATATTCATTAGGTAATGGACAATTTGGAAGTGATGTTTACGTGTTTAATATTTATAATATTGGGTATACTGGTACAACATTTGCAAACAAAACAACAGGAACATTTAAAAGGGTAATCAATCCTGATACTATTTTAGAAACAAGGTCAAAATACTATGTCAGAGAACATAAAATTTTAACAAATGTGAATGATTGTGTCATGACCAAAAATGGTTTTGAAAAAAATGTGTTTGTTGAGGAAAAAAAATATGAGTTTAGTTCCATAACACCTAATAATGTTTCAAGAGTTTCTCAAAAAACAAGTAGTAATTCTTATAACGTAACTGTAAACTATGACATAAATCTTGAAGGATTGATTGATAATCAAAAACGACCAATAAGTGAGTTATACTTAACAATAATCAATAAAGGATATACGGGATATTTCAATTATCCTAACAACGGTATTGGTTTGAAACAAGGTTGGGAATTTAATCTGACAAAAACATCAAACACTTGGTGGGACTTAACAAACTTAAATTCAAATACAAATATCCAAACTTCAAATTATACTTTATCAAGCGGAGTTACAAAAACTTTTTATTATAACCAAGATTTAATGTCAGGTGACACAATTGATGGTGATTTTTGTGAGTGGAATGACTATGAGCAATTGGAGAGAGTTGTTTCACCTTATTATCACAAATTGAAATATAATGAGAATGTGTTTCAAACAACACAAACCACAACAACAAATGCTCCAGGATTTTATTATGAACCACATATCCCAATGACGATTAGAGTTTTTTCTGATTATGTTGAAACGGGAGACATTCAGTTTGTTGAAGGTGTTCCAACGTATGCCTATTTCTCAAATTCTGACCAACAATTCAGATGGAGGGATTTATATACATATGGGTTCAGAGATAATTTAGATAGAGGTGTTAATTATCCGTTTTTAAACTTTGCTCATTATCCATTCAAGGAAACTCAATTCAGATTGATTCCTGAAGGAATAAACTACAACTCCGACTTACTTGGAGTACCATACCCTGTTAAACCTTTGATAGATGGATGTGAATAAAATAGAAATAAGAAAAGACGGATTTACCAATAAAGAGTTGGTCATACCAATTGAATTGACGTGGGATTACTTAGGATTAGACCAAAGTATTGATGAATATGAAACTGAGGTCATTAAGAAAGTTACGGGTACTTATGGTGACTTTGAGGTTGATAGGTTTGCACATGCACCTCTTATAATTCAAGACCCTTTAACAAATAATTTGAATGAAATTACGGATATTCAATACGAGTTTAATTTTTATTCTGGCGGTTCGTTAAGTGATTCTACCAATTGGAAATGTAATTACCTAATGGAGGGTTTTACAACTCAAGAAATTTATTATTATACAAACAATTTTTCTAATTCATTTTTTAAGTTGGATTTCTATGACAATGTGGATGAAAAACGTCAAACAAATTATATAACGATTATTATACCAACACAACAAGGTTTAAAAATGGATGCTATAATGCAAAGAACTCCTGTTAAAATAAAAAAACCTTATTTCGTTTTGGATTATGTTGGGGATAAAGAAGGATTTTTCATTTATTGGTTAAAGAAGAGAAATTTCTTGAACATAAACACGTTCTACATGACCGCTAAATTTTATGATGCTAAAAATGGATATTTCACAAAGATGATGAATATGTCGCAATCATCAATTGTCGGTGATAAATTCACTTTTGATAGTACGAAATATTTCTATTATAGAGTTGAGTTAGATTATGAAAAAAGAAACTATCAAGTTTTTAATATGAATCCTTACCAAACGGATTATAGTAATTTAGGACAAAGAGCGGGGGCTTCAGTACCCATAAAATGGTATGAATATGTTAATCCAAAATAATGGAAGATTTTTATAAAGTAATAGTATCGCCCGAAACAATACTTGGAGATTTATTCCTTGTAAATCTTGAAGGTCAGAATGTGAATAATACTTACACAGGTCAAACTGTTGGGGTTTATTCTGCAATGACCCAAGTATTAACCGCAGGACCAAATGGTACTTCATTATTAACTGGATTGACAATTCCAATTCTTATCAGACAAACTGCGGTTGATGTTGGATACTATAGTCCATTTGATGGAGCGGTATTACAAAAAGATGTTGTTGCAAATTTCATATTTTCATCAACAACCATCAATCCTTATGTTTATAACATTTATAATACATCAAGTGAATTTCAAAAGTTTTTAGATTTATCTTCATATAAAGTAGATTGGGGTGACGGTTCACCAAAACAAACAATTACAAGTTACACTCCAAATTCGTTGAGTCATACTTATCCAACGGCAAATGCTCAATATACTATTTCATTAGAACAAACAAATCCTTGGGGAATAACAAGGGTCTCTAAAACAATAACAACACCTTATAGTTTGGTTACACCAACAAATCCAAATGGAGAGGCGTTTTTTATTCCCGTTGGTGGAAACTGGGCTGGTACACCTGTAAGTTATGATTATATTTTTTCAGGAGATGCAATCAATCAAGTATCTGCTCAAACATCTTGGAATTATGTTAGTGTACCTTACACGGTTTCAGGATTAACAAAATCAAGTATAACAGATTTGACACTCTACGGTTCTGTAAAATATCAAGTTGGGGTCCCTGTGATTAAAAACGGACAAATATGGGGGGTAATTACAGATATGAATCCAATTTATACTGCGTACACAATAAACGGTGTTAGTTATTATGATTATATTGATGGGACAACAATATTCTTTGAACCATCATCAGGATTTACTGAAAACAATTTAACGCAAGTGCCAATCACAAAAGATGAAGTATTATTAAAAGTTGTTGACCAAGCGCAAATACAAACTAACCTGTTCATTGAACGAGGAAAGAACTCAGCATATGAAAGAATCCAAAGAATTGGTGAGGTTGATAATCTTGGAGATATGATTAACTATGGTTACGGATTCTTTAATGTTGTGAAAAAGAATTAATAAGTATTTATAAAATAAAAAGAAACTATGGCAATCGGCTCATATGGAACAATAAGACCTTCAGACGTATCACCTGAAGATGTGCAGATAATAATGAACTATACCCCAACAAGGGATGTAACGGATAATTTCATCCTAACGGAACTTGATGCACAAACATTATTAAAACCTTATTTTAATAATACTCAAACAGGAGGAAATGCTAATGTTGAGGTTTTGGGTGGGTTATATAATTTAACATTACCTGCAGAACAATTCAATGCGATTGGAATTTACACTTTGTATTTGAGACCTGCTCAAATTAGAACAGTAATTACGGATTGTGGTGTGTTAAGCGCATTACCAAATGTTAAGGGTATCGTTATTGATATTACAAATGTACCAGCACAATTCCAAAATAAATTCGTACCTCAAGGATTAGTGGGTTTTAGAATTGAATACTTAAATGCCGATGGTTCAAAAATTCCTAACTTCTTTAGGGTTGTGACATCATCTTTTTTCTGTGAGCCTGTTGTAACTAATGAAATCAATACAACACAAAAATCAATAAGATATAGATATGTTGACGGTAATTCAAACTTAATATTTTTGACTTTATCGCCATCATCGTCACCAACAAACAAACCAAATGCAACTCCATTTATTGGGCAACCAAATCAAAATATTATTATATCTAACACATTTTTTAATCCTGTTACGATAGAAGTTGATATGGTTGAATATGATATTTCGTCTCTTGCGATTGCTCTTTACGGTAATCAAACAAAATCTATTGATGACGGAATTTACACAATCTACGACTCTCAAAATAATATCTACAGACAATACAACTTGTATGAGATTAGAGACCAATTTAATGCTCTTCTTTATGAGGTTAGACAAAGTAGAGGAAATAATATTGATTTCAGTAAAAACTTCACAACAATAACAACTTAATGGCGGTAGATATAAAAAATACGAAATATTTTTATCCCCCAAGACCAGGTAGTGGTGCGGGTACCTTCTCTGACAACATTGTAGGATTACAAACTGTTGAGGGTGGAGGACTTACTCAAGGTAATTTTGAATTTACCACTGGTGTAACGGAAAAGGTTAACAGAACTTTTAATGTCGGGGCTTTCTCTGAACCGATATCCCTTGATATGTTGGGGATTGATGATTTGGAACAAAGTAGGAGGATTCTTGCAACTCAATTCAGAGTTTATCCTAATTATGACATTTCACAAGTTCTAAACTTTTCGATGTATGGGTCGTTATCTAAAAGATTTAGTGTTTCAATTACAAAAATTATAAATTATTTTCCAGCATCATTGGATGTAATGTTCAATAATGATTTTTATGTTACCGCTAACACTGCATACGACATTGTTTATGACACTCAGAATGATGATACATATTTCAAAGTGAATGTAGATAGAATCAATAATCCTTTTGATATTGATTATTCTATAAGTGCGGCAACCAATTTGTCAATCAGAGAAATTATCGTATCTCCATACAGAAATTTATATAATACTTACCTTGATTATTGTATTAGTATTAACGATAACATATATAAGGTATTGTCGTTTGTACCATCTGAAACTTTATCTTTAGGTTATCTTCAATTTTATGTTTCGGGTGCGCCATTTGGGACAACTGCAACTACAATCAATGACGATTATCAAATCAGACCTAATGATTACATTGTTGATAAAGTTTTCCAAGAATCTTTTGATGAGGTTGAAAAATTCTTGGTGAATAGATTGGTTAGACCTGAATACACTGCCGTTTTCCAAGTACCTCAACAAAATGAATATGGTCAAACATATACAGATTATCAACAAGTGACATGGCCGAAACAAGGTACATGGAACTTAGATATTCGTTCATTTTTGTTTGACAATTATTTGGAACAAATTCAATCAATTGCCGTAAACCTTGATTCATTTAAAACAAATTTAATTTCAAGATTTTTAGTTTCAGATTCTCTAAAAGAGTTTGATACTTTGGGTAGAAAAGTTGAGAAAATATTTCAGATTTATGGCCGAAGTTTTGACCAAATCAAACAATTTATTGATGGGTTGGCTTACATGAACTCAGTAAACTACAATCCTTCAAATGATATACCTTCAGAGTTGTTGGTTAACTTGTCAAGAACTTTAGGGTGGTCTTCAAATTTCTCACCAATTACAAACGAAGATTTTTTAGGTTCAGTATTTGGTAACACCTCAACACCGACTTATCCTGGATATGCAAGAGCTCTTACACCAACAGAGTTAAATTATGCGTACTATAGAAATTTAATCTTAAATGCGTCTTATCTTTTCAAGTCAAAGGGAACAAGAAGGTCAATTGAATTTTTATTAAGATTGATTGGTGCTCCTGATTCGTTGATAGAATATAATGAACACATTTACTTGGCGGACCAAAAAATTAACCTTGACCAATTTTACACTCAATGGGCTCAGATATCAGGTGGTACTTATGTGGACAATGTTCCGAGTTATTTACCTGGAGAAACATATAAAGTTAAAGGTCAATTATATACTGCATTTACTTCAACGGCAACCTATCAAAATGTTAATATTCTATTAGAAGATTATCCGATGGATGTTGAGGGTTATCCAAAATCACCTGTAAATACGGAAACATACTTCTTCCAAATCGGTGCAGGTTGGTATGAGACAACTCCTCAACACAGAAGTCCTGATGAAGTTCAACTTACGGGTAATGTGTATACAGGACAAAACTATAATATTCAAACCCAACTAACACCATTCACTTATGGTCAAACATATCTTAACAGATATAGGAATTTCCCATATATGAATGAAGGATTCAAGTTGGAAAAAGTTGTTGATAATAATAAATCATGGTTGTCAACTGACGATAAAATTAGGGTTTCAACACAAGGTGATTACAATGCTTATTATTTCGTTGATAATGAAAAATTAGTATTGAATGTTAAAAATGTGGACATATTCTTAAATCCTGCACAAGGATTACTTTATGATGTTTGGGAACAATCAAGACAATATGACTATCCTATTCCTGAATCAGGATTAACGGTTGGTTATCCTGTTCCTGGAGGAGTTGATTGGACATATGTGAATCCTGAACCAAAGAAAAAAACATTCTTTGAATTTTCTCAAACATTTTGGGAGAACATGGTTAATACAAGAAACAGACAATATATTACAGATGGTAAAACAGGTGGTTATCCTACACTACAATCTATTTTTTGGAAATACATTGAATCAGAACAAACAGTTGGATTACCCAATAACAAATATACTTACCAAAAGTTAATTGATTATGTAAATGGTATTGGTCCTTATTGGACAAAGTTGGTTGAACAAATGGTTCCTGCAACAACAATTTGGAATGGTGGTGTGAGATTAGAAAACTCTATTTTGAACAAACAAAAATTTGTTTATAGAAGACAAAGAGGTTGTCAGTTTGTTCCAGTTCCTGTTGACCCATGTTATATCATTTCTAATATCTTTGATTATACATGTAACACTGAATATGCGGATTTTAATATCTACCCTTGGTTTAATGGAGATGTTAATGTATCAAACTTCAGTTCTATTTTAGTGAATAGGGTTAATAATATGTTGGCTCAAAGTGGTTTAACATTAAATCAATGTTCTCAAAACTCGGTATTGAGTGATTGGTATGTTGATTTAGAAATAAATGGACAACAAATTATTAAAGATTCGTTTTACACTGGTTATGGTATGATGGATGTACCAACTAACACACAATGGAGAAATGCTTTAATAAATTATTTACCCCAATTATACAATTATGGCTACACATATTATCTAAATGGTAATACATTAACCATTACAAATTTATCATGTTTAACTCAGAATATCGTTGATACGGTTTCTTTAAATGTGGGAATAAACATTAGTATTAACTGTTCATAACAATGTCGGCATTTAATTATAATATTATAATAACGGGAGATTGTCAGAATACAAATTCTGGTGCCGTCGAATTATATCTAACGGGAGGAACACCGCCCTATACTGTTCAATGGGTATCACCTAATTTGGGTGTTGATGTTGTAACAACTAATCCATCTATCAGAACTTCATTAAGTGCTGATACATATGCGGTAAATGTTAATGATAGTACCGTACCGACAAACTTACAATTTTATATTAACATCCCTGTTTCTTCAGGTGTATGTGCGAGTGTACTTTCAGTCCAAAATACCACATGTGGTTTGGATAATGGTTCGGTAACGAGCACATCTTCTTCAAATTATTCGTCAACAAATTTTTATTTATATTTGTCCGACAATACATACATAAATTCAGGAAACACTAATACATCAAACATAGTTTTTGGCAATTTAACTGCGGGAACATATTATATGATAGCCCAAGATTTAGGGGGATGTACAGGTAAGACATCTGATTTTATTGTGGAAGATAGTGGACCTTTTAATTATGGTTTATATGTTGTTCCAAATTCAAGTTGCGGGGGAACGCCAATTGGAAAAATTATTGTAACTGGACAAACAGGAGTTGCACCTTACACATATCTATGGAGTAATGGGTTCACAACAAGTAGTATTACGGGATTAACATCGGGGACATATTCTGTTGTTGTAACAGACAGTTTGGGTTGTTCTCAAACTCAAACAGGTGTAGTTACTGATGTTAATGTTCTTGGGTTTGGTGTGTTTACTGCGACACAACCAACTTGTTTTTCTTCAGATGGTGTTTTAACTCTTCAGATAACTGGAGGTACTGCACCTTATTATTACTCTGCATCTACAGGTAATGTTCAAATTCAATATGGTCAAACATGGTCAATTTCAGGATTATCTGCGGGGGATTATTCAATTTCGGTAACAGATTCCGCTTTTTGTAGTATAGTTGTTAGTACAACATTACTAACACCACTTGGGATTGCTTCAGTTACAATATCAAGTCAAGGTTCAACATGTTCAAGTACCGACGGTTCAATAACCGTTTCAGTTGCTGGAGGGGTTTCACCATATACATACACCTTAATATATCCCAATGGAAACACACTTAATATTGTTAATAGTCAAACTTCTCAATTATTTAGTAATTTATCAACAGGAACTTATTCAGTTGTAATTCAAGATTCGTCGGGATGTTCTTACACGGATGAAATTACTTTATTTGCAACAAATTCTTTTGAAATTACTACTGAAATTACAGGAACAACTTGTAATCAAAGTAATGGTGCGGTTTATGTTGAAAAAACAGATGGGGGGCAATCACCATTCAATTATTCGTTAGATGGGATTCAAAATGTTTTTAACACGACACTTTCGGCAATAACATTTACAAATGTTTCTTCAGGTCAACACACTGTTACCGTTACAGATGCAACAGGATGTACACAAACAACACAAGTTTATGTTAGTGAAAGTGACCCGTTAGATTTTACATTATACAGCACTTCATGTGGTAATGGTTCGGACGGAACTTTAACTGCTCTAATATCTACAGGCACACCACCATTTAATTTCAATTGGTCAAATAATGTTCAGGGTAATCCACAACAAATACAAATAACAGGACTAACTGCCGGAACATATAGTTTAACAGTTGTTGATTCAATTGGGTGTTCATTAAGCAGAACTACAAATATAGATTGCCAAACTCAATATGTTTCTTATCAAACATATGTTATGGGTGGAGAACAATTTGTAATCCAATCACAAACAAAATATGGATTACTTCAAATGTTGAATGAAGGATTTAACGATTTGACTAGCGGTGGAACAAATTGTGATTTGATATCTGCAGTATTTAGTGTTAATGTGAGTGTACAACCATTAGGTTTAACAACAAGCGATGCTTTCTTCACAGGTACAACATTGGTTAGCGCACCAAGTGATAACTTATACTATGATACAGTTAAAAATTTATTATTGACTGTTCCTGGTGTTGGAGGAGTAACAATTGATTCATTAAATAATCAAATAACTATTAACACTAAATCTGGTGACAATACATTAAACGGACAAGAAATTATTGTTGAATTAATAATTGTCTATGATATAATGTGTTTAACTTGTTAAAAATAAAAAAATGGTACAAATAAGAATTACAGAAATATCAGGAGTTACGTACCCGGTTCAAGTTTTTATTTCGGATGTTTATGGAAACAACCAATATCAACTTGCAACAATAAATCCAGGACCTGTGCCTCCTGTTCAAACTTACAATTCAACAATCCCGTCAATTTTTGAAACGGCACCTGAGGTGATGTTAAAATTGATTGACGATAATGGTTGTGAATTATTCAAAATATTAGATTGTACCTTTGGATGTGCATTTGAAATCATTGTTGAACTTGATACATAGGTTTTCAATATTAACAACAACTAACTTAATTCATTAGTTGTTTAATTTTCCCAATTTCTAAATAAAAGTAATCGTTTAAGGTATTTATTTAATAAAATACCGAGGATGGCTACATACACTATAACCGTTACCAATAATGCTGTTGGTTGTGATAATGAAATTGAACAGCAAATAACGGTATCGGGTTGTTCAACATATATTGTCAGATTAACATCTAATTCAAGCGCTTTAGGTCCATTTAATGTTTATTTGGGTTCTACACTGGTTTATGAAGACCAAACAAGAACTGAAATGTTGAATGGGGTTCTTGTAAATGTTGAATGTATTACTCCAACACCTACTCCAACACCAAGTATTACTCCAACAAACCAAACACCTACACCTACACCAACAAATACTGCGACACCAACTATAACACCTACTATAACACCTACACCAGGATTATCTCCAAGCCCAACACCAACAAATACTACAACTCCAACACAAACTCAAACTCCAACTGTAACACCAACAAGACAAACACCAACACCGACGCCTACAAATACTGCAACGCCTACAAATACCTCAACACCTACAAATACTCCAACACCGAGTCCGGCAGCGTTCAGTGCTTATTTATTCCCTGAACCTCAAGACCCAACATCATTGAATAATTTGGGTCAATATATGTATGATACAGGTGCGGTATCCTTCTTTGGATGGGGTAATAGTGGAACACCTGCGGGACTAAACTACGCATCAGATATGGCAATTTATGCTAAATTCTCAGGTTGGACAGGGTCTGTTGGTAATTTCATAACAAACGTATCAACATTGAATGGTCCAATACGACAATCTTCAGGTTCGGGTGTTGATTCTTATGGATGTTCTCAAAATCAATATAGTTTTAGTAGTATCCCTGTGACAACATCACAAGTGAACCCATCAATTCAATATACATATACTGTTTGGATACCTTTATCTGGTGTTGGAGGAACAATGACCAACATGACTTTAGATGTGGGATTAGGTAATGCATGTTCAACATCAATAATTGATAATGGTGTACCTGATGTTATAAATGCGGGTGTAAATGTGGTAGTTCCAAGTGGATGTGCAATTCCTGTTGGAACATATAGAGTGTTGTGGATGAATGAATTGTGTTCTGAACCATCTTCACCTCCATTAACAACGACTTTCTGGGTTAAAGGTGATACTAAATCATAATAATAATAATATACTAATAAATAACGAAATATAATATGTCATTTCCATATAAAAACCCCCTATCTTCGGCTCAATTAGCAGGACCTACTAGTGTTGTAAGGACTAGCACTTTCGGTACTAACTTTTCTGTATTACAGACAGGTGGACACATGGAAGTTTATAACTTAAGTGATTTAGATTTAGTGTTGACGGCAACAACTTATCCTGCTAACATTCAATTATCTGCAAACACTATTCCAATCAATTTTACAAAAGGAACTGGTTCTGCTTTCTCACCTGATTTTGTTACATTAAACTCTGATAATATATCTTCAGGTAGAAGAAGATTAGGTATGCAGGTTTATGTTCAAGAAACAGATACTGTTTATCAATATACAATTCCGAACTATGACACTTTATGGAATGCGGTAACAGGTTTAACTGGTAGTTCGGCTATTACTACTTCTGAGTATAGTACTATTGTAAACAATCGTTCTCAAGCTGGTAAAGATTTTATCAATTCTTGGACAGGAAGCACAATTGAAGGGGTTAATGGTGTTTCACATAATGATGCAAGATGGAGAATATTTTCGGGAAGTGATGTTCAAATTACAGGTGGTACATATTTTTCGGGTACACAAATTTTAGATTTATATAATAATACGGGTGGTACTGTAACAATTACAGGATTCACAGGAACTATAACTGGCGGAACATACAATAGCGGTACTTCAACATTGACTTTAAATAATAGTGATGGAAGTGTTGTTAATGTTACAGGTATTACTTCAGGTTCAGGTTCTTTAACGGTATATGATTCCACATCAGGTGTTACTGTAACATCTGTTACAGGTATGACATTTTCAGGTGCTACGGTTATTAACCAAGGTGGTGGAAATGTTTTAATCAATTTTACAGGTGGTACAGGGACAAGTGGTTCATCTGGAACTTCAGGTTCATCAGGGACAAGTGGTTCATCAGGAACTTCAGGTTCAAGCGGTAGTTCAGGAACAAGTGGTATAAGTGGTGTTAATGGTTCAAGTGGAACAAGTGGTAGCTCAGGTACAAACGGGTCAAGCGGTAGTTCAGGTACAGATGGTTCAAGTGGTTCGGATGGTAGCTCAGGTTCATCAGGAACTAGCGGTTCGGATGGTAGCTCAGGTTCTTCAGGGACTTCTGGTTCAAGTGGTAGTTCAGGGATAAGTCCAATATATAATGGAACATCAAACACTTGTTTAACCCTTTCAGGGTATTCTATAGGTAATTTAATATATTTCACAGGAACAACTAATTTAAGTATAACTGTAGGGCAAGGAATCTTGGTTGCTTATGATGTTAATAATTTGTTCACTGGCGATGTCGCATCGTATAACCCAACAACAGGAGAATTTGTTGTTGAAATAACATCAATACTTAACGGTAATTCGCAATATTGTGTTTGGACTATAAATCTTGAGGGAGCACCGGGTAATTCTGGTAGCAGCGGAACCTCAGGTTCAAGTGGGTCATCAGGAACTTCTGGTTCGTCAGGAACTAACGGCTCAAGTGGTACATCAGGTGCGGATGGCTCGTCAGGTACTAGCGGTTCATCAGGAACTTCTGGTTCATCAGGAACTTCTGGTTCATCAGGAACTAACGGCTCAAGTGGTACTTCAGGTGTGGATGGCTCGTCAGGTACTAGCGGAGCGTCAGGTTCAAGTGGGACTAGTGGTTCTTCAGGTGCCTCAGGTTCGAGTGGTTCAAGTGGCTCTTCAGGAACTAGTGGTTCAAGTGGTACTTCGGGTTCAGATGGTTCTTCTGGTACAAGTGGTTCTTCAGGAACTAGTGGTTCTTCAGGAACTAGTGGTTCTTCAGGAACTAGTGGTTCAAGTGGTACTTCGGGTTCAGATGGTTCTTCTGGTACAAGTGGTTCATCAGGGACAAGTGGAAATAGTGGTTCTTCAGGAACAAGTGGTAGTTCGGGTACAAGCGGTTCATCTGGCTCATCAGGAACTTCAGGTTCAAGCGGAATAAGTGGTTCGTCAGGAACTTCTGGTTCAAGCGGAACAAGTGGTAGTTCAGGTGCTAGTGGTTCTTCAGGGACTAGCGGTTCAAGCGGAACTGACGGTAGTTCGGGAACTTCAGGTTCCAACGGTTCTTCAGGGACTAGTGGTAGTTCAGGTTCGTCGGGAACTTCAGGTTCAAGCGGAATAAGTGGTTCGTCAGGAACTTCTGGTTCAAGCGGAACAAGTGGTAGTTCAGGTGCTAGTGGTTCTTCAGGAACTAGCGGTTCAAGTGGTACTAGTGGAACTTCAGGTTCTAACGGCTCTTCAGGAACTAGTGGTTCTTCGGGAGCTAGCGGCTCTTCAGGAACTAGCGGTTCAAGCGGAACTGACGGTAGTTCAGGTTCTTCAGGGACTTCTGGCTCAAGCGGAACTAGTGGCTCAAGCGGAACAAGTGGTTCTTCAGGAATATCAGGTTCAAGTGGAACAAGTGGTAGTTCAGGGACTTCAGGAGTAAGTCCAATATATAATGGAATATCAAACACTTGTTTAACTCTTTCGGCATATTCTATAGGTAATTTAATATATTTCACAGGAACTACTAATTTAAGTATGACTATAGGGCAAGGAATCTTGGTTGCTTACGATGTTAATAATTTGTTTACTGGTGATATAGTATCGTATAACCCAACAACAGGTGCGTTTGTTGTTGAAATAACATCAATACTTAACGGTAATTCACAGTATTGTGTTTGGACTATAAATCTTGAGGGAGCACCGGGTGATTCTGGTAGCAGCGGAACCTCAGGTTCAAGTGGAGAGAGTGGTTCATCAGGAACAAGTGGTTCTTCAGGTTCAAGTGGAACTAACGGTTCTTCAGGTTCAAGTGGAACTAACGGTTCTTCAGGTTCATCAGGAATTAGTGGTAGTTCGGGTACAAGTGGTTCATCTGGTTCAGCAGGGACTAGTGGTTCATCAGGTGACTCAGGTTCGAGTGGTACTAGTGGGTCTTCAGGTTCAAGTGGAACTAGCGGTTCATCTGGCTCTTCAGGGACAAGTGGTTCATCAGGAACTAGTGGCTCTTCAGGTTCAAGTGGGAATAGTGGTTCATCAGGTTCAAGCGGTACTTCAGGCAGTTCAGGAACATCAGGTTCAAGCGGTTCTTCGGGAACTAGTGGTAGTTCAGGAACATCAGGTTCAAGTGGTACTTCGGGTTCTAACGGTTCATCAGGTTCAAGTGGTACTTCGGGTAGTTCAGGAACTTCAGGCTCATCTGGCTCAAGCGGTACTTCGGGTAGTTCAGGTTCAAGTGGTTCAAGTGGAACTAGCGGTTCAAGTGGTTCTTCAGGAACTAGTGGTTCTTCAGGAACTAGTGGGTCATCTGGTTCAAGTGGAACAAGCGGAACTTCAGGTTCTAATGGTTCATCGGGAACAAGCGGAACATCAGGTTCATCTGGTTCAAGTGGAACTAGTGGTTCTTCTGGAACTTCTGGAACAAGTGGTGTTAATGGTATTTCAGGTGGAGCTATTTATTATTTTAATGAGTCAGTAACACAAACGCCTTATAAAGAATTTTCACCTATACCAACAAGTGGTGCTCAACAAACGGTAACTGTTACGATTGCGAATGGTGTAACATCAACTATTCAATCCTATTTAACACCTTCAAATTATCCAAATGTATCAACTATACCTGCGGGAATTTGGTCTTTCTTCTTACACGCATATAAAGAAAATAATAATGCGAGTTTTAATATTTTCTGTGAAGTTTATTCAAGAACAACAGGTGGGACTGAAACTTTATTATTTTCAACAGACCCAGTACCTGTAACAACAAATTCACCAAATCCATCAATGGTATTATCTGATGGATTTCAGAGTGGTTCTTCTATCAATACTACTGATAGGATATTAGTTAAAGTTCAATCTACAAATACATCAAACCAATCACATACAATTACTTTCGTAACCGAAGGTACAACTCACTATTCATATGGTCAAACTACGTTAGGTATAATTAATGGAACATCAGGTTCGTCAGGGACAAGCGGTAGTAGTGGAACATCAGGTTCTTCAGGAACTAGTGGTTCTTCTGGTTCATCAGGAACTAGTGGTTCTTCTGGTTCATCAGGAACTAGTGGTTCATCTGGCTCAAGTGGAACTAGCGGAACTTCAGGTTCTAACGGTTCATCAGGGACTAGTGGTTCAAGTGGTTCAAGTGGAACTAGCGGTTCAAGTGGTTCTTCAGGAACAAGTGGTTCATCTGGCTCAAGTGGAACTAGTGGGTCTTCAGGAACATCAGGTTCTAACGGTTCATCAGGGACTAGTGGTAGTTCAGGAACATCAGGTTCAAGCGGTACTTCGGGTTCTAACGGTTCTTCAGGGACTAGTGGTAGTTCAGGAACATCAGGTTCAAGCGGTACTTCGGGTTCTAACGGTTCTTCAGGGACTAGTGGTAGTTCAGGAACATCAGGTTCAAGCGGTACTTCGGGTTCTAACGGTTCGTCAGGTTCATCGGGAACTAGCGGTTCATCAGGAACTAGTGGCTCTTCAGGAAATAGTGGTAGTTCAGGGACTAGTGGTTCTTCAGGTTCAAGTGGAACTAGTGGTATTGACGGATTAACTTGTTATGTATGGAGTATCAGAGCAGAGGAAGTTGAGACCAATATTAGTTATGACGATTGTTGTGTTGGTGGTACTTCAGGTTTAACTCTTGGGTTTGGTCAAACCGTACAAGTTTGCTCAATAACAACTCCGCAAGTAACTAGTGGAAGCGCAGATATAACTTCAACAGATTGTGTATGTAGAGGTTCGTCAGGAACAAGTGGTAGTTCGGGTACAAGTGGTTCATCTGGCTCTTCAGGAACTTCAGGTAGTTCAGGTTCATCAGGAACTAGCGGTACTTCGGGTTCTAATGGCTCATCAGGAACATCTGGTTCTTCAGGAACTAGTGGCTCATCAGGAACTAGTGGTTCTTCAGGTACCTCAGGTTCAAGTGGTAGTTCAGGAACATCAGGTTCATCTGGTTCATCAGGTGCTTCAGGTTCATCAGGTTCATCAGGTTCATCGGGAACTAGCGGTTCATCTGGCTCATCAGGTACTAGTGGTAGTTCAGGAACAAGTGGTTCATCAGGAACAAGCGGTTCATCAGGAACAAGCGGTTCATCAGGTGCTTCAGGCTCTTCAGGAACAAGTGGAACCTCAGGTTCATCTGGCTCATCAGGGACTAGCGGTTCATCAGGGACTAGCGGTTCATCAGGTGATTCAGGTTCAAGTGGTACTAGTGGGTCTTCAGGTTCAAGTGGTACTTCGGGTTCTTCAGGGACTAGCGGCTCATCTGGCTCAAGCGGAACAAGTGGTTCTTCAGGTGCCTCGGGCTCAAGTGGAACAAGTGGTTCTTCAGGTGCCTCGGGCTCAAGTGGAACAAGTGGTTCATCAGGTACTTCAGGTTCAAGCGGAACTAATGGTTCATCAGGAACAAGCGGTATAAGTGGTGTTAATGGTTCAAGTGGAACAAGTGGAACATCTGGAGCATTAACTATCTACGATGAAAATGTATTTGTAATGTCTTCAACAACAGCAATGAATTTTCAAGGTAGTTGTATTGTTGCAACAGATGGTGGAGGAGGTCAGGCTAATATAACTGTGGGTTCAAAATGGTTAATAGCTTCACATTCTTTTGCATATTCTGAAACAAATAGTAGTGAAGACTATTGGTATGGGGACAGTCGATGTGGTTGGGATTCTTGTTCATATGACCTTAATGTGAGAAATCTCCAAAACAGTCCTACCTTAAGTACACGATATGTTAATTGCGGAATACCAAATCCATATATTTTAAGTGTTGGTGACAAAATTGAGGTCTGTGGTATTGTATATTGTTCAGGAGCAACTGAAACCAATGCGATAAATATTGCTTTAAATTATTTTCTTTGTTCTGAGGTAGTTACTACCGCTTTCACCACAAATAATTTGACTACTCGTACTGATTATTTTAAAAACGATGACTCATACACTTCGTGTTTTAATTTAGGTTTTACAGTTGAGGATACTTTAGATGATTGTAATGTGTTATTCCTTTTAGGTTTTAATGTAAGTGATTTACCTGACGCGAGAGACGTAAAAATTAGTTACACTTTTAAGGCGTATACTAATTGTACTCAATAGTTGGTGTTGTGAATGGACATAACCTTATTGACCATGAAATGATTGTAATGAATACTGTGTGTGTTCATATTACAAAAAATCAAAAGACATTTATAATAGTTGGAGTAAAAAAATAACCCAAACGGGTTATTTTTTTTTTGTAGATATGGTTCTTGGACTTATTGTTCCATAGAGGACAATTCCATCCAAGATAAGGATTTATTGTTTAAAATTCTCTAATATTTTTCCAAATACCATAAGAGGTGTAATTGATTTCTGACAAATATGTTGTCTTTCAGTTCCTTTATACACAGGACACCAGTCCCAATCACCTGAATCAAAAACTAACACTGGGTCATTCCAACATTTAATACAAGTATTAGTTGAAACTCTAATGGTATTGTTTGTGAATTCATGGTCATCTTGACTGAATCCACCAATCATTACGGTTTTCTTATTCAAAGTCCAATTGACCCAAGACAAACCTGAACTCAAACCAACGAAAAACTCGGAGTGATATAAACATGAAAACACATCATTCCAATCACGACTTGTGATACAAATAGTGTCTTTTATGTGATATTCTTCCAAGGATAAAATCACCACTTCATATCCGAGATTTCTTACCATTTTGGTTAGCTCTGTCCAATATTCAAAAGACCATTCTTTACAACCTGCGGTTGATTGAGGTCCAAATACAACATACTTATTTTCAATAGGTCTTTTACCTGGTTTGAAATTCAAACCATGATTTACTTCGTTAAATTCCAAACCTAAAATGTCTGATGCTGTTTTTTGTAATGGAATTAAATTCGGTTGATTTGGATGCAAGTTGAAGTTTTTCCATCCTTTATTGTTGTCTCTGAACCAACCCAATTTATAAATTGCGTCGCAAGATATTGACTCACCTGGTTTAATGAATTTTATATCTTTGTAAGATTCAGAACCTTCAAACCATTCGTTATGGAATGTGCTTAAAATTACCTTACAATTTTTTTGTTTCATTAGTTCTATGGAATATGGCGCCCAAGCAATGGTATCACCAACAGATTTGGATTCAAGTGATATTAAAATCGTTTTGTTTTCAATATTAAACTTATCAACAACTTCACCGTTAATTCTTATTGTCCATGGAACATAATATTTGATACCACAAGCTGTCCACATGTTGTTTGAAATAGTGTCTGAATATCTAACCTTACCATCACCGTCAATAAATTCAACAAAGTATTTTCTACCTTCATTTCCTTTTATGTCCACTCTTGGACCATCCAAGTAAGAGACAATAACTTGGTTCGTATCTTCAGTTGTTTTATGTTTTTCCAAAAACTCATTTATTGTGTTGACACCAATTTCAGCAACTTTTTCCCAATTGAACTTAAATCTAATTTCTTCGGATTCTTCTAGGGCGAGTTGTTTATATTTTGAATGGTTTGTAACCACTTCCCACATTTTTTTCCCTAAATCTTTGAAGTCAGGTTCATAATAATTTCCAACAGAATCATTGAAATGGCTATAGGTGCTTGCATCAACTGGTTTTTCACCAACGATACTAACAGGGATACCTTTACCTTCAGCAAATTCCAACTGACCCGAACAATTTGAATATATTGATGGAACACCACAAGCCATTGCTTCAATCAAAGGTAAGTTCCAACCTTCAGACCTGGCACATGAAACAAATGCATCACAAGATTTCAATATTTTAATATAATCTTCTCTTGGTGGGAAATGTAAGATTTTGATTCGTTCATCTTCAAGACCATAATGTGCCAATCTTTCTTCGGTTGTTTTCATTCCATCACCTGAAAAAGGATTATCAACAGAAATAATCAAATCAACAGGTTCATCCTTATCAAAAGTTTTTAAGAATGTTTCAATAATTTCTTTGATTGATTTTCTATAATCCCATCTACCAGCCAAAAAGAATTTGAATCTTCCGTCCGATGTTAATTCATGTGATGTTTCTTCAGGAAAAAATGTATAGATATCCACGCCTTCAGGAACAACTTTAATTTTATTCGGGTCATAACCTTGTGAGATTGTACAATCTCTTTGCCATTTTGATGGAACCCATAACTCGTCAAACTCTTTTAATTTATTGAAATAAACTTCAGGCTGTAATGTTGATTCCCAGACGTTATAAGCAATCTTTGGACCATAGTATTCATCATAAAATAAATTATGGTTGGTCTCACACAAAACAATATTTAAGTCAGGTGAAAACTCTTTTGATGGGTCATTATACATTTTATAATCACTTCTTGTTCTATCGTTGTTCCATAAAACTTGTTGGTAAAGTAATTTTCTGTCGGTCGCATTAAAATAATATTCACCATTATGGGGTTCCTCACTCATTCCTTTCCAACTATCTCCAACCGTGAAATTTCTGAACTTTATTTGAGAGTGTTTTGAAAGATGTCTGAAAAAATCCCTCGTGTGTTGATTGTAACCTGTGTTCCCAATGTAAGAACCATGACCGAATATTTTTAGCATAATAATTTTTCTTTTATTGAAATATAGTTGTGGTTGTTTATATTTCAATTATAAATTAACATAAAGATATGCATCACTCAGCCTACGTAAACGCGGAAAAATTCTATCACAAGTATTGTGAAAAAAATATTGAAAATAAAAAAATATTAGATGTTGGTTCATATGATGTGAACGGGACAATGAAACCAATTTTTGAAAAAGGTCAATATATTGGGTTGGACATGGAAGAAGGACCAAATGTTGATATTGTTGGAGTTTCTCATGATATTCCAATTTCTGATAATGAAATGGATATTGTGATATCATCATCTTGTTTTGAACATGACGACATGTTTTGGGTTTCATTCCACGAAATGTGTAGAGTTTTAAAACCAGGTGGATACATGTACATTCAAGCACCATCAAATGGGGCATATCACGGTTGGCCTGGTGACAATTGGAGATTTTATATTGATAGTTGGAAAGCTCTTGAAAAATGGGGTAAAAAATTAGGTTATGATATTGAATTGGTTGAACATTATATTGATACCACAACACCCTCAGGCCCAAATGAGCCAAACAGATATTGGGACGACTCAGTTGGTATCTATAGAAAAAAACCTGTTCTGGAAAAGAAAGTTGCTTTAATTAGTACTTTTTGTGACACCCAAGAAAAGATTGATGTTTTAGAAAAAAATATAAAATTGGTTAAGGGACATGGTTTGGATGTTATTGCAATTAGTCCAATATCATTACCTGAATCGGTTACAAAACTTTGCGATTATTTTTTCTTCACAAAAGACAACCCTGTTTTGGATTGGCCATTAAGGGCGATGAGAAGTTGGGTTTATGTGGATATTGAAGGTCAAAAACGTAAAGTGTCAAGAACATATCCCGATTATGGATTTGCAGGACTAACTC